AAAAAGAATTTTACATTAGATACTAGCACTAAGTCCAACACTAAACCTGCTATAAACAAACAACAAAAAGCATTAAGTACACTTAAAAGTGAAGGTTTAAAAAATCTATTAGACAGTATATGATAATTTTAACAATAATTTTAGCGTTAATGGTCGTGGTCCTAGGATACACGACCTTTAACCTTCTACGCAAAAACGAAAAGCAAGAAGACATCCTTACAGGATATATGGTTTATCTAAATAAAGTTTCTAAAATTATAGATGAATCAGATAGGAAATTAAAAGAAATAGACCATCGAGGTTCATTTAAAGCGGATGATGAAATTGGTTTTTTCTTTGAGAGTGTTAAGAGTATTCAAACTATTCTTAATTCTTTTAATATAAAAAATCTATAATGGTATATTTTACTCAAGATACGGAAGATGCTATCGTTAAATACAATAACGAGCACGATCCTATTATCAAAAGCAAAATATATGAAAGAAAGATACATTATCCTTTCTTCAAATTAACCGAAAATATAGTTCATACATTTAAGTTTTACTATACCGAGGTTGAAAATATTGAAGACTTGCAACACGAAGTAATAACATTTCTTCTTTCTAAAATACATTTATTCGATCCTTCTAAAGGAGCCAAAGCATATTCTTATTTTGGAACAATAGCAAAACGCTATTTGATATTATCCAACCAGAAAAATTATAAAAAACGATTAGATACTGTTCCTGTAGAAGAAATATATGAAGATGAAGAACACTCATACGAACTAGAAGAAAACTATACAAACGATAAAATTTCAGATTTTATGGATATGTATGTAGATTTCTGTACTAAAAATATATTTAAATTATTTCCAAAAGAAGCAGATGCTCGGGTAGCTGATGCTATATTAGAATTATTTCGCAAAAGAGACCATTTAACCATTTTCAATAAGAAGGCACTTTATATTTATATTCGTGAGCAGATAGATGTTAAAACACCTAAGATCACTAAAGTAGCCAATCACCTATATAAATTATACAAATCTCATTATTTATTTTATGAAGAAAATGGTTATATGAAAGTTTGATATAACTATATTTATAATAAAATGATATGAGCCAATTTGATAAAATCGTATTCGGTAAAAAATCTTTTTCTAGTTTACTAGAAGAAATATACGAAAACCAAAAGAAAAAAGATAAACAAATATCTACACTTATCTCGGAATTAAAACCATTAATAAACGAGATAGGCGATGCTACTCTTATAGTTCCTTTAATTAAAGAATATATGGAAATAGGAGTTAAAAACGACGATTTACTTGTTAAAATGGCAGCATTAGCCCAACGAGCTATAGCTAGCCAAGCATCAGGTGACCCATTAACAATATCAGATGCTGAGAAAGAGCAATTGCTAGCCGCTATTAATAATATAAAAGAAGAATAATGAGCAGCCGTTTTGATGTTCTTTATGATGGAAATAATAATGGTTCTCAAAACTCAATCAACAATGGGAGAAATGAAGAAAGAGATTATACTTTAAATAATCTTATTATTTCTGCCAGAGTAGTAGATATTATTTTAGATGACACTAATGAGTATCTATTTAAAGAAGTAGGAGAATGGAATGGTCTAGGAACTATTTTCTATGATAGAAATCTAACAAATCCTCCAACATTTAATATTAAAAATACTGCTAAACCATTATACCCTAATCTAAAAAATTATCCTTTAATAAATGAAATTGTCTATTTAATTATACTACCAAGTAATGATATTGGTAGCATTGCAGACAATCAAACTATATACTACATAACCCCAGTTGCTTTATGGAATCATCCTCATCACAATGGATATCCTGCTGATCCTCTTAATCTACCCTCTTCACAACGAGTAGATTATACTCAAAGTTTAGGAGGAGCCGTAAGAAAAGTTACTGATCAATCTACTAATATATTTTTAGGGGATACTTTTAAAGAGGAGCCTAACATTCATCCTCTTTTACCTTTTGAAGGAGATGTAATAATGGAAGGAAGGTGGGGGAATAGTATTCGTTTTGGATCAACTGTAAAAGAAAGACCCAATAATTGGTCAACTACAGGATCAAATGGGAATCCTATAACTATTTTAAGAAATGGGCAAGGAGATAATCGTCCTGAAGGGTGGCTACCCACAGTAGAAGACATAAATAAAGATAGTTCTTCTCTTTATTTAACCTCAACCCAAAAAATCCCATTACAAGCCTCCAGCACAAAATATGAAAGCTATACTTCACCCCCCACAACCCCAGAAGAATATTCCGGAAAACAAATATTAATAAATTCAGGCCGATTAGTATTTAATACTACTCAAGACCATTTATTGTTAACTTCTAAAAAGTCTATTAATCTAAATGCTGTTAGTAGTGTAAATATTGATACTAATGAATATATTGTTAAATCTAATGTGATAAAATTGGGGTCAAAAGAAGCTACAGAGCCTATATTAAAAGGGAATGCTCTAGTAACAGAATTACAAAATCTAATAGCCCAAATACAATTATTAACCATTGCCCTACAAGCTGTTCCTCAAACATCAGCCGCAGCTGGGTTAGTAAATTCGGAATTACCTAAAATCTCAGCTAAGCTAGAATTAACTAAATCCCAAATAAATAAGATTATATAATGGCTACTATATCTCCTGAGATTCTTCAAAACGTAACCCCTAGAGATTTGAAACAGCAAGGGTTAGAGCTCCTTAGCACACTCATTCTAGATAAGGGTATTCAAATTAAAGATCAAATTGAGCCGCAGTTAACTGAGAAGATTCTAAATAAACTTAATTCTGTAGCTAGTAATATTTGTTTACCCCCAAACCAATTAGACCCATTAATTACTCTTAGAAACAACATTGTAGACCAGCTAAACAGGATAGGCTTATCTTTAGACATTGCTATCAGAACAGTAGGAATAACAAATAATACTTTAAACACACTATTAACCATAGCAGCAGGCATACGCGCTGCAAAACCAGCTGCAATAGCAGCAGCTGCTACTCCAGCAACAGGATCTCCATTTGCTAGTCTTGTTTTAAATCTGAATGAAATTTTAGACAAACTGAAATACGATGATTTGGGAAATCCAAAATTGCAAAAAATAAAAGCAGCCCTAGATTTATCTGCCCCAGCAATATCTATAGCTGCTGTTTTTATCGCACAAACGATTACTACTTTAAATTCTATAGATTCTATTTTAAAACGATGTGCGCCTAATTCTACCCTTATATCTACAAATGAAGGGCTAGTTCAAATATCACAACAACAAAATCAAGCAGAAACAACTATAAATCAAGAATTATATAATGGATTTGTAATTAGAATAGAAGAAATACCTTTTAGTCCTACTGTTACCCGTAGAAGAGCAATAGGTATAAATCAAAGCGGTATATCTTTAATTCAAACAGAATTATCCTTTACCACAAATCCCGAAATACTAATTAACGAACTTAAACTTATTATTGACAGAGATAATTTAAAAGCTTACTAATTTAATATTTATAATCATGAAAACCCAAGACTTTAAAAAAATCATTAAAGAAGCTGTAAGAGAAGCAATTCAAGAAGAACTTAAGGATATTCTTCTCGAAGCAGTCCGTTCTCCAAAGACAATCGTAAATGAATCTATTAGAGATACATATGCCCAACCCCACATCGAAAAACCAAAACAATTGACTGCCCAAGAACGCAGAAATATGTTCTCTGGGATTTTAGGAGAAATGCAACAGGGAGCAGTAGCTACCTCAGCATATGCCGGCCAATTTCAGCCCAAATCTACAGACACAGTAAACGGAGCATTGCCCGATGGGAGTGTTGGTTTAGATCAAATAATGAACTTAATGAATAAATAATGGCATTCGGAGCAAAAAGAATATTCCCTATAGATACCAAACCCGGAACTGGGGTTGGAGTGGCTATTCCTTTTAATGCTCCTGCTGTTTTTAAAACAACATATACTACAAAAGATGCTGTTAGGAATAATCTAATAAATTATTTTTTAACAAATAAAACCGAAAGATATTTAAACCCAAATTTCGGTGCCAATTTAAGAGCTTTTATTTTTGAACAAATTACAAACGGAAATCTAGATTTTTTAAAACAAGATATTCAAGCACAATTAACTGCGTTTTTCCCAAATGTACTCGTTCAAAATCTAGAAGTAACCGGAAACCCGGATACATATGAAGCCAATGTTATATTAACGTATAACGTTGTAGATACGGGTATAAATGACGAAATATCAATAACATTCACATAATGGCACAAAGAAAAAACATACAATATATAAACCGAGATTTTGGTGAATTTAGAGCTAGTCTAATAGACTATGCCAAAACCTATTTCCCAACAACATATAACGATTTCACACCAGCCTCGCCTGGTATGATGTTTATGGAAATGGCAGCTTATGTAGGTGATGTTTTATCTTTTTATCTTGATAATCAAATTCAGGAAACATTTTTACAATATGCTCGTCAACCAAATAATTTATATGAATTAGCATATATGTTTGGTTACAAACCAAATGTAACCCAAGTTGCTACAACAAATATTGATTTTTATCAACAGGTTCCTGCTGTATTATCAGGATCAACTTATATTCCAGATTATAATTATTCTTTATTTATTGGAGGAAATTCAACAATTTCATCCCCTGTATTTTCTAGCACATTTTTTATCATAGAAGATCCTGTAGATTTTTCAGTATCCAGCTCAGGAGATCCTACAGAAGCTGTTATATATAGTGTTGATAATTCTAATAATCCTACTTTTTATCTTTTAAAAAAGACTAGAAAAGCTACATCAGGAACTATAAATACTACTCAATTTTCCTTTGGAGCCCCTCAACAATTTTCTACTGTTACAATAAATGCAAACAGAATTATAGGAGTTTTAGATATATTTGATACAGATAGTAATGAATGGTATGAAGTTGATTATTTAGCCCAAGAAACTATATTTAATAGTATTAAAAATACTAATATAAATGACCCTAATCTATCTCAGTATTCTGGGGATGCTCCTTATCTTTTAAAGCTAGAGCAAGTCCAAAGAAGATTTGTTACAAGAGTTATAGATACAGGATCATTACAAATACAATTTGGCGCTGGAAGCGCAACAGATACAGATGAAGAAATAACCCCAAACCCAGATAATGTGGGTATAGGATTACCATTTGAAAAGGATAAACTTACAGCAGCTTATTCCCCCTCAAACTTCTTATTTACAAAAACATACGGCATTGCTCCTTCTCAAACAACATTAACTGTTAGATATTTAACAGGTGGAGGAGTAGAAGCAAATATTCCTGCAAATAATTTAACTAGCCTATCCGGAAATATACAATTTTTAAATAATAATTTAGATGTAAACACAGCTAATACTGTTAGAGGTTCATTAGTTGTAAATAATCCAGCTGCTGCTGATGGTGGGGGAGATGGAGATACAATAGAAGAAATTCGTCAAAATGCTTCAGCAAATTTTGCAACACAACTTCGTAATGTAACACAAGATGATTATTTAGTAAGAACATTATCTATGCCCGCTAAATATGGTGTTGTATCAAAAGCATACATTGAACCTACAAAAGCACAATCTGTATCATCAGGAGAAGCTTTAGGGATATTAGATTTATATGTTTTATCTTATGATTTTAATAAAAAATTAACTACTACTTCTCCTGCGCTAAAACAAAATATACAAACATATTTGTCTTTGTATAGAATGATAAATGATTCTATTACTATAAAAGATGCTTTTATTGTTAATATTGGAGTAAATTTTGATATTATAGTATTACCTAATTACAATTCAAATGAAGTATTAACTCAATGTATAATAGCATTACAAGATTATTTTGCAATAGATAAATGGCAAATTAATCAACCTATAATCCTTAGAGATATTTATATCTTATTAGATAGAATTGAAGGAGTACAAACAGTTAAAAACATAGCAATAATAAATAAAGTAGGTACAAGTTTAGGATATAGTCAATACTCATACGATACTACAGGAGCAACAAACGGCAATGTAGTATATCCTTCACTTGACCCTATGATATTTGAAGTAAAATATCCAAATACAGATATTCAAGGCAGAGTAGTACCTTTATAATAACATAAAATGGCAGTATATAAAATATTCCCTTCTCAAGACGCTACATTATATTCGGCTTATCCTGCTATGAATACAGGAATAGACGAAATCCTAGAAGCATCTACTAATTTTAAAACAGGAGTTACAGAAACAAATGGAGAATATCCCCAAGCTTCCCGTTTTTTAGTTCAATTTGATTCTGATGAAATTACATATGTAAGTGCTTCTTTAATAGGAACAGCAAGTTGGACAGCTGATCTTAAGCTTTTTGTAGCTGATGATACTGGGTTATCTGGTACCACAGCAGTAGCAGCTAACGCTGTTGCTCAGCCATGGAATATGGGTACAGGACGTTACTTAAATAATCCTGAAACTCAATTTAATGTTAAATCTATAGTAGAAAAATGGACGGGAAGCGCTTGGGCAAATTATGGATTTATAGTTAGACAAACAGAATCTCAAGAATTTGTAAACAGTATTAATGAACAAGTAACTTTAAAATATTTTTCTAGAGATACCCATACTATATATCCTCCCTGCTTAGAATTTAAATGGGATGATTCAGTATATAATACAGGTAGTTTAACAGTGTTAACTACTAATCCTGCTACTATTTTATTAGCCCAAAATCCTGGGGTGTTTTATGATCAAAGTGTTAATATTTTTCGTGTAAATGCAAGACCAACATATCCTCCAAAGGTATGGCAAACATCTTCTATTTATATGACTAACTATGCTTTACCAGCAGAATCATATTATGCTATAAAAGACTTGGATACTAACGAAATGGTTATAGATTTCGACACAACATATACTAAATTAAGTTGTGATGCATCAGGAAGCTATTTTAAATTATATATGAACGGATTAGAACCTGAAAGGTATTATACTGTTTTAATTCAAACTACAATTCAAGGATCAACAATAGTATTTGATGATAATTATAGCTTTAAAGTTGTTAACCCATAATGGCAAAAGAAATTATAGATTTAAGTAAAGTAGTATATAATAAAAATCAATACACTAAAGTAATTGATACGCAATTTACTCAGTTAATCTCTGCCCCTGTTACAGCATCTATTAGTGTACCTTCTCAAATAAATGAATTTTTTGCTCAATATCAAAATTTATTTTTTGAAATTCCAAAATTTGGCCAAACAAACTCACACGAATATCTAATAAAGACCAGTGGAGAATATATTGGAGAAATCAGAACAGACGACACAATAAATGCTCTACTTGAAGAAATAACTCAAGTAAGACAAGAAAATTTAGATCTTCAACAGCAACTATTTCAAATATCTCGAAATACAACCAATACACAATGACAGAAATAGTTAACATACAAAATATTGATCCTATTACATTTGAGTTGCAAACATACTCTCCTGAGGATACTTCTTTGATTACATCAAACGACATTCCAACTCAATTTAACCCAGAAACAGATTATTTAGAATATTTTATATACGATTTAAATAGAAATATTTTAGTAGAAAATGTTACTGGTTATCCTAATTTTACTCTTTTAGATAATCAAGTTACTATAGACCCGGAAGCTGATTTGAGAGCTTTTGGTTTTACAGAAGGACAATATAATACAGCATACAATTTTTTAAGACATCGCCTAGCATCAACCGCATTAAATAGATACTATATTGACCAAATCAGTGCGGATAGAACTGAAGTAAGACTTAATACCACAGCTATACCTAATGTTGAAGTATCTGCTAGCGCAATTATCTTTTCTCAAGATATTCAAAACACACAAGGTGGCTATCTAGACTTTTATTTAGATTTTGGAAACAATCAGTTAGTAATAGCAAATAATGTATTATTAGATAATTCTAACCCTGACGATCCTACAGTTCTAATAAAACTATACGAAGCACTTCCTCCACAATTTGATATAAAGAGCGAATGTTGGGTAGTTGAACAAATAGCAGAATCTGTAGCTTACAATATTAGTATTACTCCTGTATTTAATATTGAAGATGATAATATTCCTTTAAAAGGACCAAATTATAATTTATCCATATCAGATCAAATTAATAATTCTACACAATATGCTAGTCTTTCTTCTCTAACAGCTACAACATCCGCTACAAGCCTTAATAGAGCAATATACTTATAGTGCTAGTTTATCAGTTAATACTGCTACAAACTACTATGTTTCTTCTAGTAATGTAATATACCAAGCAAAAATAAATGAAATTATAACCAATTTTGATGGTTACGAATATTATCTATACTATGAATCAGGGTCAACAGCTTGGCCTAAAACAAATAGTACACCTCCATACACAAATGCTTCTACAGCTAATCCTGGGGTTGGTTATACTTGGTTTGTATCTCAATCTGCTGTAGCAGAATTGTATGATAGCGAAAACAATAATGCTTTAGTAAATGCTATTCCTTCTTATCTAAGAGACGATCCAAGCAACGCACAATACGAGTTGTTTGTTGAAATGATAGGTCAACATTTTGATAACGTATTTTCCTATTTACAGGGAGTTACCGAAAAATACAATGCAGATAATCGATTAAATTATGGTGTATCTAAAGATTTAGTAGCAGATATATTACGCGATTTAGGTATTAAAATATACCAAAATAATTTTTCAACAGACGATTTATATGCTGCTTTAATTGGTATTACCCCTTCAGGCAGTTTATATAATTTACCTTATACAACACCTTCTTTACCTGCCCCAACAGGATTTGAATATATTACAACATATATTACTGCTTCTGCTACTGGTTCTTTACAACCTGTTGATGATGTAAATAAATCAATATATAAAAGAATATATCACAATTTGCCTTATCTTTTAAAGAAAAAAGGTACTATAGAGGGCCTAAGAGCAATCATAACACTATATGGTATTCCCGATACTATTCTAAGAATAAATGAATATGGAGGCAAAGATAAAGACAATTCAAACGATTGGGATTATTGGTATGATCAATACAATTATGCTTATACACAGAATGGAAATAATTTTATTTCTTCTTCTTGGAAGCTAAATTCAAATTGGGGGTCACCTAATGGTGTCCCCTCAACTATAGCATTTAGATTCAAAACCAACGGATTACCTACATCTAATATCCCAATATCCCAAAGTTTATGGACAATTTCCGGATCTAGCGGGGTTGCTACTATTATTTTAACATATACTGGATCAGGGTATACTAGTGCTTCATATTCAGGATCAACTGTAGATCCATATTATCAATACGCTAAATTAGATTTTATACCAAGAACGCTCTTTTTAACAACTTCTGCTAGTGTATATTTACCATTTTTTGACGGAGACTGGTGGTCAGTAATGGTAACTAAAGATGGTTCAAATTTTACTTTATATTCTAAAAATTCAATATATAATGGTTACGATGGAAACCAAATAGGATTCCAAGCTTCTAGTTCAAGCACAGGGAATACTCAAGCTTGGAATGATTTATTGGATCTTGGGGTGATTTCATATTTTGGCTCTGCTAGCATATCAAACTATACTAATTTTTCGGGCTCATTCCAAGAAATCAGATATTATAGTACTATTATAAGCGAAAGTGTATTTGATGATTATGTAATGAATCCTAATTCCATTGAAGGAAATGGGACAAACCAAGGACCAAATCAACTTGCTTTTAGAGCATCTTTAGGTGGAGAACTATATACTGGTTCAACCTCAATACACCCTAAAATAACAGGGTCCTGGGTTGCTACTTCATCATTTACAAGCGATAGTAATTTTACATTTAACACTACTCCAGTATTCGTATCAAATACACAATCTGTGTTCTTTGATCAACCTCCTGTTGGTATAAAAAATCCTGTAGCTGATAAAATTAAGCAACAAAGCCTTTCCCTCCCATATAGCAGTAGTTTAGCAAACATCCCCGATAATACAACTTTATCTAATGTTAGATCTATACAACAAGATTATGCAATTAGTCAAAGCTATACAAGAGATGTAAACTATGTTGAGGTAACATTTTCGCCACAAAACGAAATAGACGATGATATTAGTTCACAAATTGGATTTATCAATATTGGAGAATATATTGGTGATCCTAGATTAGTATCTTCATCGGCAGAAACATACCCTCCACTAGATGCTTTGCGAAATGCTTATTTTGAAAAATATACTCATAATTACGATATAAACGATTATATAAGACTTATCAAATTTATAGATAATTCTTTGTTTAAAATGTTGCAAGATTGGACTCCTGCTCGAGCAAGTCTAGCCTCAGGAATAGTAGTTAAACAACACTTGCTTGAAAGAAACAAATACCCTGTTCCCCAAGCTACTCCAAATACCCCAATAGCATATTATGGAAGTGGAAGCGGAAATATAGCGTGGGATACTCCATTTACTTTCCAAAATCTTGTAGTTTCGGGTGCCGGTATCAGAATGTACGAAGTTACAGGAAGTAACGCTGGTGTGTTTCCAAACTTAAATGGACAAACTTCATCCGTAATACTACCAGGAAATTATACGGCATCTGTAACTCAGGTTTGGTCCGGCACAACACCATCTATAGTAGGTCCAGTTGTCTTTACACAATCTTCTCAAACAGAATTTTTTAATGGAGAATTAAGTGGTTCAAATCTTGTAGTAACAAACGGAGACTTAAATGGAGATAATCCGTTTTTAAACGTCAATACTACAATATTAGCATATACAGCGTCGTACTACGACGATACTTTGGTTCCCGCTGGTAATTTCTTAAATATAAATACTTCACCAAACAATGGGGAAATATATTTATTATACGATGGAACAGCTACATTCCCTTCAACCCCATCAGCTCCATCAAATATATAAAACATAAAAAATGGCTTTTTTTACCCAAGGAGTTAAATACATAAAAATAGCACGTTACGATGCTTTTGGCAATGATAATTATCAATCATTGCGTGAATTAGATAACATTAGAATTAGAACTGTTGATAAAGGTATTATAGATTACCCTGTAGCTACTATAACAGAATATCCAAGTTCATCTTTGAATGGTCCGTATTTCTTATATCAGATAGTTACTACTAATGTAACATCTAGCACTAATAATCAGATATTGAATTATCAAGTAAGTGCTAGCAGAGCAGCCTCTATCAGTAATATATCTTCTCCTACCTCAAAAATAGTAAATACATATACCGAAAATATAGATAATCTAGGCTACTTTGATAATTCATCAGGATATATTACTTTTCAAAATACTCCTAATATACCTATAATAATAACATCCTCAGTAAATTTTAATATTAATGCCGATGCGTTAAATGCTGGATCTATACCTCATTTATCCTTAGTAGATGTTACTGATTTAGGAGTAGGATTAACTTCATTAAATTATGCTTCACAAGTTGTCCCAAATATTGTATTGCAAGTACAAACTGGGTCAGCATTATCTCCAGTAGCTGTAGGGACCACAGGAACTATAACATTAACAGGATCATTTACTCCTACAGAGAATAGAAGTTATGTTTTAGTATTATCAAATTTAAATGGATTATCTATAGTTCCTGCTCCTTCATGGAACGGCACTAATATAGATTTAAAAATTACCCAATCTATTACCCCCCAAGCAGGTATAGGCGCCCAAACCATCCTAGAACCATATATTACAACCCCATTCATTAACTCAGATTACGATGTATTAATGAATAACGCTGTAATAAACAGACCCAATTCATTTTATCTAGATGTTGATTTTACAGATAGTCAAATTTTACCTATAAACCAACAAGCAATACTATCAAGTTCTGCTTCCCCTGCTATTATACAGGATTCATATTACTCTTCAGATTGGTGGGCAAGTTCAAGATATAATGGGCAACAACTTCGGTCGGCTAAACTTAATCAATGGTCTAGTACAGATATTGCTCCTAGTAAAACACCCAACGTATCTAATCCAAAATCATATTTTGTAAGATTTAATTGGCTAGCAGGAACTTCTCCTGAATGGGGTAATAATTTTGAGGGGAAAACAAACGTTAGCATTAAATATATTATTGATGAAAACGGAAATGAAGTACCACCTTTATTTGATGAAAATGGAATCAATTTAGGAAATATACAACAAGCTTTCGGAAACAATAATGCTACTCTAGTCCTATCAAACCCAGACTCATTTGGGGTTAATTTAGATTCAGTAAATAATACTGTACCAATATTTAAAGCTGGTCAAAAAATTAAACCTATAATATATACTCAAACAGCTAGTTATGATAGTAACGGCAATGTTATAGGATTTGGTTTTACAGGGTCTATAAATTTTACTCAACCTGATGGGCAAATTATATCTACCGGTATAAACAACTACTCAATACTTGCAGTAGGCCCGGGTAACACTACATCTGGAAATTCAACCCAAAATGCAAATTTTATTACAAACATAGGAACAGGAGATGATGGTGGTGTTATAATACCAGGACCAAGTATACTCTCATCTTCTTTAAATAATGAGCTAATTATCCCATTTAGACCTATAAATATAGGTAATTCTGCTAGTTTTTCTACAGGATCATCCCCTGTACAATATTGGTATCAACCAACAGGATCTCTAGGTAGTCTTTCTTCTTCAGGATATGTGTTATATTTTGATATATACTTAGGTAGTCAGGTTCTTAATGGAAGTATAATTAATTATTTTTTGCAAAAATCTACAAATGGTGGGAGCAGTTGGAATAATATTGCTTATAAACAAATAAGATATACTGGGCCCCCAGAAGATACTCTTAATTCTTCTCTTTGGACATTTTCATATACCGAAAGAAATGCTACTACAAGTTCTTTATACAGATTAACTCTTGGATCCCAGGCCGGTTCTACTTCTGTTCCTCCTGGTACTATTCCAGTTGGAAGAACATTAAGAGTAAGTGCAGAATTTAAAGTATCTCAATACCCTGCATCTTCTTTTAATCAAACTTCTACTAGTTGCACTTTATTTTGGCTTACCGGCTCTTCTCCCAATATTTTATTAGCTAATACTGGATCTACATCTGCGGGGGGGCTAAATCAATTTATTGGACTCCAGCAACAAAACATCAACAATAGCGGATTTGATCCTATTACTATACCTTTTAATCTTCAACCTAACGATGAAATAAGGTTTCAAGGATTAGAAAACTTATCATTTGCTATTACCAATGTGACACAATCTGCTGCTGGTCAATTGCAGCTTAATCTAGACAATAATATACCTAATGGCACAAATTTAAATTATTTCCTTATAAGAAGATACATACCAGATCCAGGAAATATAATATTAGACATAAGTAAACCTGCAGGCCAAACTAGTGATGGTATATTGATACCTGAATTTTTAGGAGAAAAAGCAAATGAAACTAAAGAAAAGATTGTATCTTTACTTAGAGCACAATCATAAAATTAAAAATATACATATTTATAATAAAAACAATATAAACAAATGGGATACCTAGACAACTCAGTAGTAACTGTAGACGCCATTTTAACAAATAAGGGCCGTCAATTACTAGCACAAGGAAATTTTAACATAACACAATTTGCTTTGGCAGATGATGAGATAGATTATACATTATATAATCCTACTAATCCTTCAGGATCTGCTTATTATGGTCAAGCAATTGAAAACATGCCTTTACTTGAAGCTTTCCCTCAGGAAACTCAAATGATGAAATATAAATTAGTTACCTTACCTAGAGGAACAGCAAGATTACCTATTCTTGATTTAGGTTACACAGCTATTGTAATTAAACAAGGAGCATCACTTGCCATTACTCCAGAAACACTAAACTATTTAGGTGGTAATACATTTGAAACTAGCGGTTATACAGCTACTATTTCCGATGTTAGATTATTTAGCACATTTGAAGGTGTAGGTATTAATACTCCACAAGCTCAAGCTCTTAACCAAACTACAACTTTAGGAACCTCAGTATCTAAAACTGTTGTTGGAACTACAATTAATATAAGAGCAACTACAGTTAATACATTATTTGGTTCAAACACACAATTAACCGCTACCTTAACTGTAGAAGGTAGAGATAGTGGAGCCCGTATAACCATCCCAGTAACAGTAACAAAAATATCCTAAAATATAAAATATGGCCTTTAATAGACTAGACCCTTCAGATTTTGTAGTAAGCTCAGACGCTATATCTGCTACTTTATGGTCAACCCAAGCAGCACAATTAACAACATTTTTTACATCGTCACAACAAGAGGCAGGCTCTTCAGGTGATTATTATTTAAGTGTTTATCAAACAGCTTCAACTTTAACTAATGCTGCTGTACAATTTGATATAACCTATGGTAATGCTCTTGGTAGTGGTAGTTTAGTATATAATAGTGCTATAAATGGTTTATCTCCAACAGCTACTATTTTTGGACAATACCAAGATTTAGTATTAGGAGATGAAAACGCAAACTTTACTTTTGGTGCAATTACATCATCTGAATTTTACGCAATATCATTTGAAAGAGCAAGGTACAAAAATGCTCTTCTTTTAGGCTCGTTAACATTACAAATTAAAGGTCCAATAGCAGCTTCTGGTTCAATTACATTGACCGATAATAGTGCTTATGTTTCAGCAGTAACATTTACAGAAGCAGGTAGAGTATTTCAGTTAATTTCAGGATCAGGAGGAACAGCAAATACTAGTCGCCAAGCTAATGGATACACAACAGATTCAGGATCATATGGATGGTTACTCCCAGATATCGGAACTATATTATTAAACCCTAAAGCATTATCTGCCCCAACATCAAGTGGTGGTATTGGATTTGTATATAGTGGTTCTGCTTCCGGATCAGGTGTACCTAATGTATCCCCAATGACCTCTTTATATCAGGCAATAAGTGCTTCTGCTAATTTCCAGATTAACTCTCAAGAGACAATAACCTCAGATTTTATTTTTATAAGAGCAAGAAGCTCAGAATTTAATTACTCTGAAAACCCATCGTTTATTTCAGGATCTACAGGTGAGGTATTATACAATCAATTCATAAATAATCCACAAACATATATCACAACAGTGGGTTTATATAATGATGTTAATGAATTATTAGCAGTGGCTAAACTATCTAGACCATTACCTAAAGATTTTACATCAGAAGCCTTAGTCCGCGTTAAGCTAGATTTCTAAAATGAATGGGCGCCTACAAACAATTTTTAACGTCTGATATAATCATTACTCCTTTTGAAGTAAACAAATCGTTTACTTTTCAAGGGGCATCTGAATTAACTGCATCTGTTGTTTCTATAGATAGATTTTTAGGGCTTAATACAAGCTCTTTATTTAATCCAACTACTGATCCAAAAACAGGACAAGTATCAGGATCAACCCAATACCAGCGCTTAATATATAATTCAATTAAGGAATTATTCTATTCAAATTATTTAAGTTCAAGTTATGGAGATCCAGCCAATGTTGGGTTTATAGTACCCGGAAATGATGACGCAGGAAATGTTTTAGTAGGATCACCATCTTCAACAGGTAGATATTTTAATTATAAACAAACAGATTTAACATTTGCTAAATATTTTCCTACAGCATCCGACTCTACTATCGGAGTAATATCTATTCCTTCTCGTTTGTTTGGAAATTATATCCAACCAAACTCATTTATATGGAAATCAAGTAGCTTTACTATCACAGACGATGGAGAAGGTAATCTAATATCAGGCTCAACAATATACGGGAATATATTTTATTATCAAGGATTAGCAATTATAACAAGCGGATCATCAGCAGACATACTTAATTTTGTAACTTCATCTGCTGTTACTTGCTCATTCTCATCTTCACTTACAATATACGAAACACAATATAAATGTACTATTAGATCAAACGAGTTTAATGCTACTTTAAATCCGTCTGCTGAGGTAAGTGGTTCTATACTTTCATATAGTGGAAGTTATTTCTATCAACCAAATGGAGGTATTCCTACTGATAATGTAACTGGTTCATATTTTGCCCCATATGTATCAACAGTAGGTTTATATGATGAAGATCAAAATCTATTAGCTGTAGGTAAACTTGCTCAACCGCTTCCTACCTCAGCAACAACAGACATAACAATACTAGTAAACATGGATAGATAAATGTGGTTATACAATAATAAAGTTATAGAAAAATTAGACGATTTTCCCTCCAACATATACGGGTTTATATACATAACTACTCATATACCCAGCGGGATATCGTACATTGGTAAGAAGGTACTGTATCACAACGTAAAACGCAAGTTAACACGCAAGGAATTAGCCGAACACCAAGGTGCCGGTCGTAAACCAACCCACCAAACAATCCAAAAGGAAAGCGATTGGAAAACATATTACGGCTCTGCTAAACCTATTTTAGAAATGTTAAAGGAAGGTAAACAGCAAGAATTCAAACGTGAAATACTAGAGTTGGTTTACAGCAAAAAACTGCTAACATATTATGAGTGTAAATATCTATTTAAACATGGGGTATTGGAAAATCCCTCAGAATATTTCAACGATAACGTTTTAGGCAAATTTTACAGGAAAGACTTTGATTCCAAGTAGGGATTTTATATATTCCCCGCTATGGTAAATCAAACTCTAGTTGCACTAGTAAACTCTGTACTTGGTACTGGAAAGCTTACTGCTAGGGGCAATGCTGCTTATACTTGTCCTTTTTGTAAACACATCAAACCAAAACTTGAAATAAATTTTGATGAAGAATCAAAGAGCTATGAAAGTTGGCATTGTTGGGTTTGCGATAAGAAAGGCAAAAAAATACACCAAATGTTTAAGCTCATTGGTGTACCAGGAGAAAAACTTGTAGAACTTAAATCTATAGTTAAAACATATTTTGCTATAGATGCCCCTAAACAAGAAGAAAAAGTAGAGCTACCAAAAGAATTTAAATCGCTACTTGATATCACACAACACGACATTATAGGAAGACATGCTTTAGCTTACCTCAAATCTAGAGGTATTACAAAAGACGATATTGTTAAGTACAATATGGGATATTGCGAAAAGGGAAGATACGCTAATCACATTATTATCCCATCCTACGATGCAAACGGCAATTTGAATTATTTTACTGCTAGAACATTTAATCAATCCAGTACTGTAAAATATAAAAACCCATCTACATCTCGCAACATAATACCATTTGAAATATTTATAAACTGGAATGTGCCTGTTATATTATGTGAAGGCCCGTTTGATGCTCTAGCAATTAAACGAAACGCAATACCATTACTTGGTAAAACAATACAATCTAGTTTAATGAAAAAACTTGTTACATCAGCTGTAGAAAAAATATATATAGCGTTAGACAAAGATGCACAAAAACAAGCATTAAACTTTTGCGAAAACTTGATAAAAGAAGGAAAAGAAGTATATCTTGTAGATTTACAAGACAAAGATCCTGCAGACATGGGATTTAAAAATTTTACCCATCTTATTCAGGAAACTTATCCTTTAACATTCTCTGATCTTTTAGAGAAAAAACTCCAATTAATATGATACTAAAACACTCGTATGATAGGATACTAGAAGTATCCGATGATCATAAGCAAATTACAATGCCCGATTCCCGTTACTACAGACGTAACGGAGAATATTATCCATCTATTACTTATGTGTTACAATATTACCCAAAGGGTAAATATTTTGAGAATTGGCTTAAACAAGTAGGATACGCTTCAGAATATATAGTTAAAAAAGCATCCGAAGAAGGCACTCAAGTACACAATTTAGTTGAAAAATATCTAAACGGAGAAGAACTCCATTATCTATCCAAAAATGGAGATCCAATGTATGCTCCTGATATTTGGCAAATGTTTTTACGATTTACAGAGTTTTGGGAAACATATAATCCTAAACTTATCGAAACCGAAGTCCATTTATTTTCAGATGAACTTAAAGTAGCAGGAACATGCGATTTGATTTGTGAAATAGATGGTAAATTATGGTTATTAGACGTTAAAACATCAAACCATATGCAAACCACCTACGAACTACAAACCGCAGTTTATGGTAAATGTTACGAAGAATGTTTTGGTAAAACTATAGAAAACTATGGGATACTGTGGTTAAAGTCATCAAAACGCAAAGCTAACAAAGAAAAAATGCAAGGAAAAGGATGGGAAATAGTCACATCAGAAAGATCGCAGAGTGAGAATCTTCATATATTTATGATGGTAAAACAATTGTTTGATTTGGAGAACCCAAATGCGGAACCACAATTTGAACAATTTAAAACTATTATAAAAAGAACAACATGAAAAAACAAATTTTATCCGAAGAATTTCGTAGAATGCAAAAATTAGCTGGGATTATTAATGAGAATCAAGAAAATCTTTCTCCTGAGCAAGTTGCTAAGACTATTTCTCAAAACACAGATCAATTTGAATCAGATTCTAAATTGAATAATCTAGCTAATAAAATAGTTAATGACCCAAAAGCTGTTGAAGAATTAAGCAAAATACTCTCAGCAGCTGGCATTTCATTAAATGAAGGGGAGGTTGATCTTAATTCTCAAGATGTTAATAAGATAGCCTTAGCCTTTGCTAAAAAAGCAGAAACATTAACTGAAGAAATTAATTATGGAGGAACATTTTGGGCGGGGATGATTGGGGGAGGAATTATAGCTAAATATATAGCTAGTCTTGGAGATATTATAACACCCCACATGGAATTGATGGGACACAGTCCATCACATATGGGGGCAATGGTAGCTGGGGGTATAGCAGGAGCTATCTTATTATCTTTAGGTAAAATGGTTTATGATAAGTTAAAGCAAAAATAATATACAAATATAATTACTTAGTCATCCATAGTAAAAAAACAACATGAACAAACAAATCCTATCCGAAGAATTTCAACGCATGCAAAAGCTTGCTGGTTTTCAATTAAACGAAAATGAGCAAATGTTTGAAGTCAAAGAAGATCTATTCAACAAATATAAATCCAAAATCGAAACACTTCGCGATGAATTTGTTGCCGATTTAAAATCGAATTTAAAAGATCTTAAAAAATTATCTAAAGAAGATAAAACCAAATTATCTCAAATGATTCGCAATCTTACAATTGCTTTAGATGATGCATTAAGTGAAGGTAAGAAAGTAGAAGATACCGAATAATTTAAAAAAATACATATAATAATTCAGAAGGCTTGGGTATCCAAGCCTTTTTTTATATATTTATAACAAAATCTGCTATGATCAGACTGATATCCCTTTTGAGAGAAGCCATTGAAAAACCTAAAGCTATATTTTTAGCAGGCCCGGCTGGCTCAGGGAAATCTACAATAGCAAAACAACTATTACCTTCAGATATACCTGTTCTAAACATTGACGACACATACGAACAAATGTTAAAAGATACAGGTTTAGGGATGGATATAAAAAATTTTACACCTGATCAACTTTCTCAAGCTGCTAAATTAATGGCATCTGCTAGAAAAGTTACAGACGAAAGATATCAAGAATTGCTTAAAAGTCTTAATAATATTATAATAGACGGAACAGCAGGATCATCTGGTCCTATTCGTAAGAAAAAAGAACAACTTGAAGCTTTAGGATACGATACAATGATGTTAATGCTATATGTTTCCCCTATAACATCTCTAGAACGCAATCAAGCTCGACAACGCAGTTTACTTCCAGGTATTGTATTACGCACTTGGAGAGATGTAAACTCAAATATAGATACATACAGAGATATGTTTGGGGAAGATAGATTTATTTTAATAAATAATGATCCATTAGACGCTGAAACACAATTTGACCCTAAAGATATTAAGGCAAGATTTTTTGATACTTCTACTGCTAAGGGCAAACCAAAAACACCAGAAGAACAAGCTAAATCAGATGCTGAAGCAGCAAAACTAAATCAAGACATACAACAAATGGTAGATACACTACCTCAGTTTGATAATTTATCTACAGCTAAAACTAAAATAAACCAATTTTTATTATGAAACTAAACCAATTACGCCAATTAATTAAGGAAGAGCTAGAAGCAATACAACAAGAAGAATATACTCCTATAGACGAAGTAGGTAAATTCTTTGTAGTTAGGAAACCTAAAGGAAAAATGACCAAAGAAGATATGGTATATGAAGCTACTGTATTTGATGAGATCAAAAGAGACGAAACAAAAGGAGTATATAGAAATAAGTCCGAAGCTAATCGCCATGCTACAGAATCTTTAAAAGAATACGACATGCAACTTAAAGAAATGGAAGATGCTATGAAAGAATTTAGAGAAGCTAAAAAAGGTATTGACGACAAGAAAAAAGCAGCCAGAGAAAAAATCGAAAAACTTAAGTAATAGTGAACCAACTTACTAAACATTTAATAGGGGAACTTCTTGAAGATAAACAAGTCATAGGCTTGTTTGGAGGAGGTTTTAAACCACCTACTAAAGGACATTTTGAGGTTGTAGAACAAATTTTAAAAGAACATCCCGAATTAGATAAACTTATAATTTATGTTGGAAGTGGAGTTAGAGATGGTATTACCCAAGAACAATCTTTAGCGGTTTGGGATCAATATAAAGATCTTTTGGATAGTAAAGTTGATATTCAACCTTCCCCTTCTCCTATAGGCGATATCATACGCTATGGTAGAGATAATCCCGACCAAATTGTATATTTCTTTTTAGGAGAAAGAGAAGGCAAAGAAAGCGATGTAGCTGATACCGCAAGTCGCACTAAAAACATTGAAGAAAAATACCCAAATGTAAGAATAAAAGTTATTAAATCTCCTGATACTGGGATTAGTGGAACAGCAGCTCGTAAAGTGCTTCTCAACCCAGAAAAAACTTTAGAGGATTTTAAGCAGTTTCTTCCTGATAAGCTATCCGAAGAGGAAAAACAGCAAGTATACGACTTGTTAAAAAAAGGAGCAGTAAAAGAGGGAACTTGCGGATACGATACAAATACTGAAACCGGCGAAAAACTAGATACACCTGGTGGTATATCTGAAGCTGATCCTAAAAAAGGAACAGGCAAAAAACCAAAAGGTTCAGGCCGTAGATTATACACAGACGAAGACCCAAGTGACACTGTGAAAGTTAAATTTTCTACTAAACAGGATATTATAGATACTTTATCTAAAGAATCTTTTAAATCCAAATCACACGCTCGTCAATCCCAAATAATCAATCTAATACACCAACGTGTTAGAGCAGCATACGAAAGAGCTAAAGATCCTGAGGTTAAATCGCGTTTAAAAAATGCTTTAGAATACGCCGAACAGAGAAAAGAAGCATCTAAAGAAAAAACAGAACGCCTACGCACACAAAAAGAAAATATAGCACCAAACCATTTAGGCAAATCTTCTCCATACGGCTCAGGATATAAACCACTCCTTCTTGAAATATCTAAATTTATGATAAATCAAGGTATGGAAATCCAACCATTACCTAAAGTTCAATTTATAGACGATGATACGGATAATGCCCAAAATATCCTAGGGACAACAGCATACTATGACCCACAATCTAAAACTATTGTATTATATACTTTAGATCGTCACCCTAAAGATATTTTACGTTCGTTTTGCCATGAAATGGTACATCACGAACAAAATATGAAGGGTACATTAGGAAATATTAGAACCCAAAATACAACCGAAGATTCTCATTTGGACGAAATCGAAAGAGAAGCATACGAAAAGGGAAATATAATGTTTCGAAATTGGACGGATTCTCTTTCAAAAAAAACTTGGCAACCTGATTCTCAACCATTATATTCGGGATACGGGGTTCAAGAGAATGATGAAAAGATGAGAGAAGAGAAGGAGGATAAGGGAACCGGGGGATATAAGATATATTGTGATATGGATGGGGTATTGTGTGATTTTGATAAACGTTTTATGGAATTTTCAAATGGTATGCCTCCGGGAAAATATGAAAGTAAATTTGGAAAAAAAGCATTTTGGAAACTAATTAGTGAAAAAGGTGTTGGATACTGGGTTGGTATTCCCTGGATGTTAGATGGTAAACAACTTTGGAATTATATTAAACCCTATAATCCCTCACTATTATCAGCTCCCTCTATGGAAGAATCATCTCGTTTAGGTAAACGCTTGTGGGTTAGGAATAATATCCCAGGCACAAAACTTATATTACGTTCAGCAGAACAAAAGCAAGAATTTGCTAATCCAAATGCTATTTTAATAGACGATAGACCCTCAAATATAGAACAATGGAGAGCCAAAGGGGGTATAGGTATATTACACACCTCAGCAGACGAAACAATTGAACAACTTAAAAAACTAGGACTATGAAAGTAGACAGAATTATAATAGATATAGAAGGTAATATTAATGACTTTAAAACTAGTCTTACAGATGATTTTATAAAATATAAAGGATATAAAGTAAAATCTACAACTGAAGATAGAACATTTTTAAACAATGCTGGTGAGAAAATCCAAAAACTAATCCACCTACTTAATATTGAAGATACTTCCCCTATTGGTAAAGGTAAAGAAGCACTCATTACTCTAATCCCAGGTGATAATACCATTAAAATAGTAATCACAGGCGAAAACAAAAAACCTCTAAAAGATAAAATAAATCAATTTATTGGTAAATCCTCTAAATTTAATAAAGTAGGGGGCAATATGAAAGAATCTAAATTAGAAGAAACAATAAGAAAATATGTTAAAGAAGCAATTCAAAGAGCGTGATGTACAACGTCTCCGTAATCTTGTAACTAAAAAATACGGAGATAAAACCACGCAAAGTGTCGGTTATACAAAAGTACAAGAGTTTCACAATGAAGGTGATATTTGGGAAGAAGATGGTCGCAAATGGACCATTAAAAACGGAGTAAAACAAAATATTACTAAATTAGACAAAGCAAAGGAAAAAATTATTTTACCATTATTTTGCCCTTCCTGTAAGAGCTTAATGAAACACAAATACGATAAATTATTTTATATTCAATTTAATCATTGTTTTGATTGTCAACTAAAATATGAAGATGAATTAAAACGCCAAGGATTATGGGAAGAACAAGATAAACAGCACGTAAACGATAACGTTGACAATATGATAAAAGATTTTGAAATATGGGTTGACGAATTAATAAATACAAATGAAACCTATGTTACCGAAGCCGGTGATGTAGAAAAATGGGTTGGATCTGCTAAATCAAAACTTATAGAACATAAAGACGAAGCTCTTAAATATCTTCAGTCACTAAAGCGATGATTTGATTGATCTTGACATATTTATAAACAACACTCTAAACAAACATATAATGAAAATATCCGAACTTAAAGAGTTAATCCGTAAAAATATTATTCAAGAATTATCTATTGATGATACTACTTCAGAATATGATTTTCTATCCGAAAAAAAGAAAGATGAAGAAGAGGACATAGAAATTACAGCTGATGAAACTGACACAATTGAAGAACCAGCAACAGATGCTCCATCCCCAGAAGACCCTGCTAGAGCTAAAGATGCTAAACGTTTAGGTAAAAAAGGCGAAGAAAATATTTACGGAGCAGGAGTAAAGAAAGGTGAAGAAGTTGAAAAAAAGAGACTTCAAAAAGAAATAAGCACCTATGGCCCTGAAGAAATGGATAATTTAGTTAACCGCAACGATGTTAAAACTCTTATTTCATCTACTCGAAATATTATTAAAACTCTTAGAGACGAAGGATTTGACGAAGATGATGTTTACAACTTTATTGTAGATAAAATTACAACTTTAGATGATGGTAGTGAGCCATTAATGGAAAACTATGAACTTCGCCGCTTACAAAGAATAGCAGGTTTAATCAAATAAAATGATCAACGAAGGATACCAAGAAACTTTTGATAAAGTTAAGCAAGGTATGCTAGGGAATGTCTCTAAACTCATTAAAAAATACAAAAACCCAGATGCCATAATATACGGCAAAGCTAGAAAAGAAGCTAAAAAAGTACAAGATATGGAAAATACAGACAAACTTAAAGAAGCAGTTAAGGCTGCCTTAATGAACGAAAAGAAAAAATCATTCCCGGATCTAACTGGAGATGGCAAAGTAACCCAAGCCGATATTTTAAAAGGTAGAGGGGTTGAGTTAGACGAAGATCTTGACTTAGGCCACGAAGATAACGAACCCCACATGCTTAAAGCCGATTTATATAAAATTGGAAAATATGCTATGGAACTTTATCAAATGGTAGATCAATTTGAAGGTCAAGGCGAAGTTGATTTCCCGGCTTGGTGGCAATCCAAAATCACTAATGCTGCCTCTATGATCAGCAGCGCAAAACATTATCTTGAATTTGAACTTAAAGAACCAGAAATTGATGCTATGGTGGGTGTTGCTCAAAATACAGGAGCAATTGATAATGAAATTTCAAATATAGAAGAAATCAAAGCCAAAGTATTAGAAAAACTTACTGCTAAATCTTCTATGAAAACATATATAGATGATTTTTCTAAAAGCAAAGCACCTCAATTTAAAGGAAAATCTAAAGAAAAGAAACGCCAAATGGCAATAGCAGCTAAACTATCTAAATAAAAATGGAAGATCTACAAAAAATTAAAGAATTTTTCTCCAAATCAATAAATGAAGCTGTAGATATGGCTGAATTAGAATTTGAATTAAAAAGAATTAAAAAAGAAAATCCGGGTAAGAAAGTAACATATTTTTTTACAAAAGATGATCCTAAAGGATATAAAATACAAATCAAAGAATTTTTTTCTAAACCTTTAGAAGAAGCTAAAGCCAAAATAAATGATATCAAAAAGCAATTAGATGCTTTAGATGTTAAATACGAAATGTCAAAAACTGACAAAGTAAGACCATTTAAAGTAATTTACAAACCAGTTAATAAATCAGATGAATTTTATGATAAATTTAATAATATTGTTGATTTAGCTAATCTTAAAGGTGTTGTAAAAACATCAATGAATGAATCAAATGGTTTTACATCTGGTAAACAAATGATTAATATAAAGTTAAAACGTTATCCTAAAGCTGTAGCTAAAGTTAACCAATTAATTGATATGATTGGTGAAGATAGATTTACAATGGAAATGGCTGAATGGATTTGGGATTTCTTTAGTAATGCTCATTTTGAACGTCCCGTTAATGAAGCCAAATCAGAAGATGCCGTTGATACCATTACAATGGATATTCCTTTATTCCTTCGTATGTTAGAATATTCAAGAGAAGATGCTTCTCAAGACATGGATTTACATGACGTTACCGAAAAAGCAAATACTTTAGGTAAAGAAAGAGGTACATTAACAATGGACGATTACGACGCTATTGTAGGTGGTGGAACTGCTATTGGTAAAAATTATGATACATTAATATTAGACATGGGTTACCAAACCGCTGATATCTACATTAATATAGAAGATGGAACTATTGAATTATATGGAGAACCTGCAGATAGCTTCCCTCAGTTCCAAAAAGCATTTATGGACAAAGTAACTAGAGATGAAATAGAAAAAGATGAAAACCAATTTCGTCGTGAACAAGGTTTAGAAGAAACTTTACTAGAAAGAGTATTTAATCGAATAAAAAATGACCAAAGCAGAACTAAGAGATAAAATTCGCGCTGTTGTACAACAAGTATATAAGCCTAAATCTGCCCCGGTAGATTTGGACGCGCCATCTCCTATTTCTCTAGGTCCTGTTAAATTCCCTGTTCTAGCAAAATTCCCCGATCTACAAAAAGTAATAAAAGATTTACTTACATCCCAATACGAAATATTCCTTTCAGACATTGAATGGGTTGCTCCGCGCCCTACAACTTTCAGAATTATATTACAAAATGATGAAACATTTTATCTTATCTTTACAGAAAGAAGTTGGATAGCCCAAGTGGAAGGTAAAAAATATTATTTACTAAACTTAAACGAAGAAGAATCAGCAGCAGAAGCAATTTCGAGATTGTTATATTATGGGCCGGCTAAATCAACCGAAGAAGCAACCCCAGCCGCTGAAACAGGAGAAGAACCACCAGCAGCTGAAGAACCAGCTACCAAAACCCCACCCGAAGAAGAAGCATAATGGATCCATTTGATATATTTTTTAAGAAATTTGCTTATAAATTTCCAAAAGGATATCCTGACATGAATAATGAGCAGGATATTTTGTTGTTGGAGGATTTAATAAGCAAAATTACCCAAGAAAGTGTAATTATAGAAAATCAAGATTTGATAAATACTTTAAACAAATCAGGAAAATTTAGTGAATACGGGGATATATCTAGTGAAGGGAAAAGTACAATTGAATTAACTTTTTCTAATGTTCCTAATGTAGGGGCTCAATCAAATCAACAACGATTAGAAATATATGATTTAATCCAACAATTATCTAATAAAAAAGGAGATATCTCTAATTTTAAAAAATTACCTACTGGTTCTAGTCTCGGAAGTGCCCAAATTGATTTTAAAGGTAAACCTCTAAAAATTATCATCAAAGGAACAGCCAAAGAATCATCAGGAGATACAGATGTAAAAGAAGCATTAGTATCTTTATTTTATTATTCTAATATAGATTCTCCTTTTGATAAGAAAAATTTTAATTCTAGAATAGAAAAACTTATTAAAATAGCTAATAAAGGAATACCTGGAGAATCGTCTTCTGCTTCCCAAAAAGTAGCTGCTTTTTTTACTGCTATTAAAGGAAAAGATAATGCAGCTAATATTAATTTTATTAATCAACCTTTATCCTCTGCTTTAGCGATTAAAGAAGTATATCCTGGTCAAAAATTAATTCGTACTGGTCTATTTAATACTATAAGAAATAAAGCAACCCAATTAACTGGTCTGCCCGCGGATAAATGGTGTCCTGGGGACGTATATGTTCAATTAGATGAAGTAACTGGGATTGAGTCTTTGGATAATATTGAGATATTAAATGATTATTTTAATGATAGATGGGGAGAAGATAGTAAACCTTTGGTTGCTATTTCTTTAAAACAAGAACAAGCTCAAGGGGGTAAAGCTAAAGCCTTATTAAATAAATATACAAAAGTAAAAGAAGATTATAATTTAACAGACGAAGAAATTAATTTCCAAGCAGACCAATATAAAAAAGGTATTACTAATTTAAGAAAAAAAATTAAATCTTTAGTTAATAGTAATCCTAATATTATATATAATTTAGAAAATACCCAATTAAAAGATGATATATCCTTCTTAAGAGGAAAATATGCTGCCTTAAAATCTATAGAATTTTTATTTAGACAATTTCCATCATCTGAAGTAGATGATGCTATAGTAGCATTAGCTGGATTTGCTCTATCTCTTACTGGTATTAATCCAACATTTTTTAAAATAACTGGTCAAAAAACAGGAGAACCCGGAAATGTAGATAAATTTGAAAGAGGAAAAAGCATTGTACTTTATAATGTAGATGGGGACTATGACCCTATAGAAATATCAGATAGCTCTACTTTTGGAGGACTAAAAATTAATTTTAAAATCGAAAAAGGAGGAAAACCATATTCAGTTGCAATAAATGCTAGAAATAATGGAAATGTTCAAGGCACTTTAGAAGTACAGAAAATTCAACCTCTCCAATAATATTTATAATTATGAATACACTCCGCAACCTCATCAAAGAATCTCTCCAAGGATACAACTTAAAGAAAAAATCATGTTCTTGTGGTTGTAATACTTGTGAAGATAAACGTATATTAGCGCCTATACTCAACGAATCAATCGCACCGCGCGAAATATTGTCTGAGGGACTTAAATACCATATAGACAATAACAAACCGCTTACTGAACATGTGTATCGTGCTGGTTCACAAAACTATTTTGATTTATGGTCCGAGGCAAGAGCATTATATTCTCGCGGTATTATAGATATCAAAAACCAAGACGATCTTGAAATACTAACTGAAACCCAATTGGGTGAATTTGGGATGTATGAAGGTAAAAAGGTTCCATTAGATTTTATAATGGAAGAAATTGAGGAAGAATTACCTGACACTTATACAGGTAATGACAATATTCTTTACACTAAAACAAAAGAGCGCACTAATCCAGATGGAAAAATAATAGCAAATTATAAACTAACTTGGAACGGTTATGACATAGATCCTGGTGGACGTAATTTTGGAAGTTTTAAAGAATTAAAAGATTTTGCTGCAAATTATATTTTATCAAATCAGTTATATAATAAACTTAGATATGAAAAACCAATTGAAGAAGATAAAAAGAAAACACCTCCAATTGGAAAACCAAAACGTGGTGGATCTAAAAAATTTTATGTTTATGTAAGAAAACCTGGTGGTGGTATCAAAAAAGTATCTTTTGGAGACACTACAGGCCTATCAGCTAAAATCAATAATCCAGAAGCCCGTCGTGCATTTGCTAAAAGACACGATTGTGCTAATAAAAAAGATAGAACTAAAGCTTCATATTGGTCATGTAGACTTCCAAGATATGCTAAATTACTTGGTTTAAAATCAAATTTTAGTGGTTTTTGGTAATATGAACCTCATCTCCATCCTCAAACAAATCCTCCAAGAGGAAAAATCGAAACGCGACAGATGCTTACGCATTGCAGACCGCAAATTCGATAAGCCATCAGCTTACAAATCAGGAGCTGTAGTTAGATGCCGTAAGGGTAAAATATGGAAAGGCATTAAAGAAGAAGAATCTAAAATACAATACAAAAAACCCAATTTTGAATTCGAATGGAATGAAGCTATCCGCTACCCAGAATTTAAACAAATGGGCAAAGAAGGTTGGATTGACTTAGCTAAAAAGGGACGTACTATAAATTACTCACAAATTGAAGACATGTTGGGTAATGTTGATTTAAATTTTAATACTTTAGAGGCAAACAAAAAAAAACGTTTCCAACAAGCATTTGAAACAGGCACCATTGAACTTCCAATTGCTGTAAAATTTGATGAGAACAATTATGATTTAGTTGCTGGTAACACTAGACTAGCAGGATTAGTAGATAAAGGAATTGATCCATTGATATGGATTGTTGATTTAACAAGTGAAATTTTAACCGAAAAACAAAAAGAAACACTCCGCACCTGGTTCAAACGTAAAGGAGCACCGGGTAAAACAGGAGGTTGGGTTGATTGTAATTCACCAATCCGCAAAGACGGAAAAATAACAGGATACAAGCCATGTGGGAGACAAAAAGGCGAAATACGTTCAAAATATCCTTCATGTCGCCCAACACCATCTAAATGTAAAGATCCGGGTAAAGGTAAAAAATGGGGTAAAACAAAATGATCAAACTACTCAACATACTAAAGGAAACCCAAATTCTAGTCCCAAGGCGCTCCCCCGAAGAACGCCAAAAGAACTATCAAATAGCTCTTCAAAAAAAAATCCAACAATATATTAAGGATGGTTCACAAGGTGATTTAAATTTAGACGATACACCAATCCAATCACTTCCAAATGATCTTGAAGTTGGAGGTGATTTATGGTTAAATAGTTCACAAATACAATCACTGCCCGATGGTCTTATAGTTAGAGGTGATTTACATTTATATAATTCACAAATCCAATCACTTCCAAATGGTCTTGAAGTTGGAGGTAATTTAATTTTATCCAGCACACCAATTCAATCACTTCCCGATGGTCTTGAAGTTGGAAATTATTTAGATTTAAGAGGAACAAATATCAAAGAACTTCCAAATGATCTTAAAGTTAAAGGTAGTTTAGATTTAAATAATACCCCAATCCAATCACTCCCAAATGGTCTTGAAGTTGAGGGTAATTTATGGTTAAAAAATACCCCACTATCTAAAAAATATACTGAAGAAGAAATTAAAGCAATGGTGCCTGGTGTAAAAGGAGACATATATTTATAACTAAAAATATTAATAAAATGAAATTTACCCACAGTAAACTACTTACAGAAAACAAGAAATACATTGTAGAAAATGTAAGCCAAGCCAAAACCTATGTTGGGCAAGGGAAATTATCTGAAGATGAATTAAAGCAACTTATAGAAATAGATCCCACCCCAACCCGCAAGTATGTAGGGTGGATGGCAAAACAATGGGCAGCTAAAACAGTCACTGACATTGACGATTTAAGAAACACAATTGAAGAATACAATACATTCTTAACTAAAGGTAAAGCCAAAACTAAAGATATCAACCAATTCAAATCTTTTGAAGACCTAAAAAAAGAAGTTGATGCTATAAACAAATCAGGTGATGCTGTATCTGTTAAAGATCTAGAATCGGATTATGAAACAATCATAGACAATTCAGATTTACTTATAATGACCCCCCACACCCACGAAGCTTCTCGTAAACTAGGTTTATCCCAATTTGCATTTAGAGACTGTGGTGACGGAAAAAAAGACTCAGCGTGGTGCTCAACATATAAAGCCCCAGACCATTTTAATGATTATTACTATAGTCGTGGGGTTACATTTTACTATATAAAAGTAAAATCTGAGGAAATGATAAATAAATTAAAAAAAGCATTCCCTAAACGCTGGAAAAGTTTAATAGTAACTGCATTGGCGGTTTTACCAGGAGGACAAATTGATGGGTACGATGGTTTAGACAAACAAATATCTAAAAAAGATATTGATACTTTCACCAATATTATAGAAATATCATGATAAAACTACTCAACATACTCAAGGAAACCCAAATCCTAGTCCCAAGACGCTCCCCCGAAGAACGTCAAAAGAACTATCAAATAATTATCCAAAAGAAAATCCAACAGTATATTAAGAATGGCTCGCAAGGTGATTTAGATTTAGTGGGTGCACCAATCCAATCACTACCCGATAATCTTAAAGTAGTTGGGGGTCATTTATACTTAAATGAATCACAAATCCAATCACTACCCGATAATCTTAAGATTAAAGGCGATTTACATTTAGATGATACCCAAATCCAATCCCTCCCAAATGGTCTTATAGTTGGAGGTGATTTATGGTTAAATAGTTCACAAATACAATCACTGCCCGATGGTCTTATAGTTAGAGGTGATTTACATTTAGATAATACCCCAATCCAATCCCTTCCCGATAATCTTAAAGTTAGAGGTGATTTATTTTTAAGTGATTTACAAATCCAATCACTTCCAAATGGTCTTGAAGTTGGAGATGGTTTATGGTTAGATGATACACCAATCAAATCACTCCCAAATGATCTTAAAGTTAGAGGTAGTTTATCTTTACCTAATACACTAATTAAATCATTACCTGATAATCTTAAAGTTGGGCGTCATTTAATTTTACATAATACACCAATCCAATCACTCCCAAATGATCTTAAAGTTGGAGGTAATTTAAATTTAAGTAATACACCATTATCTAAAAAATACACTACTGAAGAACAACTTAAAGCAAAATACCCTAATATAAAAGTAAAAGGAGACATATATTTAAAATGATTAAACTAATCAACATACTAAGCGAAGCTGAGCTAAACCAATGCCCAGCCCCAACCCAAAACATAGAGTTGAACTTGCAAAATAGGCAAGAAGCCATAAACGAATATGGGTATGGTCCTTTAAATCCAAATGAACCCAACGAAAAATTTTGGCAAGCTAAAGTTGATATGTGGAAGCTTGATTCTATAGAAGAAGCTAAAACTTCTCGTTGCGGCAATTGTGCCGCATTCGATATTACAACTAAAACATTAGATTGTATTGCTAAAGGAATAGGCGACGATGAAGGCACAGAAGATCCGTTCGATGTAATTGAAGCGGGTAAGTTAGGATATTGTAGATTTTTAAAATTCAAATGCGCAGCAGCTCGAACTTGCGATGCTTGGGTTGTTGGAGGTCCAATTACAGATGACAAAGCCGTATAAAGATATAGAAATCACAGACAGCTATATTATTCGTGAATTTGACGAAAATATAGACCCTATAGAACTACTATGGCATCGAGACGATGAAAGCCGCATAGTAGAAATCATAGGCAAAACAGATTGGAAACTACAACTTGATAATCAGTTGCCGACTTCCCTAAACTCCCATATATTTATACCCAGGCACGAATATCATCGTGTTATAAAAGGAACAGGAACACTTAAATTAAAAATATATAAAGTATAAGATATGGCATTTACTTCAACAACAAATATGATTATCATAGGACCTCGCCATGAATTAAACGAGGTTTTTCATAGTGCAAGTGGATATGCAGGAGGGGCACGCGCCGAATATACTTTTAATAACCCTGGTGGCCTTTTTTCTTTAAGTGCTTCAGGTAAATTAAATTCAAGCAATGAAGGAGTAGCAGGTTCCTCACTTACCGGATGGAATAGGCCAATAGCATTTGGAACAGTTGTATATGGTTCTGAATCTAATGCCAATATTAACTTTACACCATATGATTATACTGTTTCTGGTTATAAAGCAGGATTTATATATGGTCCTACTGTTCCTGCCGGTACATTATTAATAAACCAAACCGGATCTAGACATAATCAATTATTTTGGGCTTATTATGGTAGTGGTTCAACAGGTAATGATCCTGTTACTTGGTCTACAAATGCTAAAAATTTCTTATCCGGATCTAAAAATTTAGCATATAATATTTTTACTGGTCGAACAGCACCTGATGGAACTTTTTTAGGCCCATTTTTAGTAAACCAAGCAGACGGAAGTACAGTCCCAAGATATACAGGATCTAGACTTATTCCTGTTATAAATGGAGGATATGAATATTCAGCCTCAGCCCAATTGGCTTCTAGTTTGATAACTGATGGCTTTTTTAGATTAGCAGGTGGTAATACAAAACAAACTTTAAGATTTAACACTCCGACTCTAGATACTTTAAGATTAGATTCCACAAGTATTTTTGGTAACACTCCAAACGGACAATACGCTGGACAATTTAATCCTCTTACTTCTAGTTATTTTCAAACTACTAGAGGAACTGCGGGTACAGGTTCATATAACTTCTTTAGAGGCCCTGTTTTCCCTATAGCAAATTATATTTGTGGAGAAATGCCCGTTTTTATAACAATGTCTTTTACTAGCTGTAGATCATCAGGAAACCCAGGCCCAAATACTCATCTTCAGTTAAATATCTATAAAACTGAGGAAGGAGCTGCCCCTACTCTTTTAACATCATCTTTTGGAAGTGTTCCTGATTCTGGCGCCCCAGGTACAGTAATTATATCAGCAAGTATAACCCCGAGAAGTGGATCCTTAGATTCCCAAGTAAATCTTTCAACATGGCAATCAGCATATAGACAAGGAATAATTTTTGAATTACAAAATACATCAACCGGGCCCCCACTTGCAATATCATGCTCCCAAATAACAACCACAATAGAACAACCATTCGGCCCCGGAAGACAACATTACCATCATATATATTGGAATTCATCATCCGACGGTAGTGCTTTTAATCCCGGAACAAGTGACTATCCACAAACTAATAATACAGGAGCTTACTATGTAATTACTCCATATTTAAGTGGTTCTGACAATATACTTGTTCCTAATGCCCCTGCTAGCTGGCAAATACCTACTGATGCTTCTTCTTTTGCCGTAATGAATTTTACACATCGAGTTTATTATTTTAAATCTGCTTTAGATTTATGGAGAAATGCATGGCAAGTACAAGGAATTGATGGCTTACCATTCTGTACTCAAGCTGAATGGATTTCTGCTAGTACTAATCCTACTTGGGCGGCTTCTTTAGGAGGTAGTGGATATGTAACAGCAGGCACACCGTGGACAGCATCTAGTAATGGTTCTGAAAGAATGGCAGCTTATGTAGGTATAACAGCAGAATTATTAGGAGGATCATTAACATCATTAAAACTAAAAAGTACCCAAACTGGTCCAACTGGTTCTGCTGCTTTTAGTAAAGGAGGAGGAATGATAGTAGTAAGAGCTAATAATGCTGCTGCAACTGCTGGTGGTGGAGCTAATGATCCAAATAGTTTGCAGTTTCAATTACAAGATCCAAATAGTGCTACTGACGCAAATGGTCAATATCCTATGGGGGGTGTAGTATCTTTTAGAACTAAACCTGCCAACCATCCAGGTGCTGATGAGTACGATTGGCCTGTAAATTACAATTGGCCCTCTGCAAATCCATATGCAGGACCACCTGGTCTTTAAAATAATACAGACCGATTCATAGCCGGTCGCTTAACAAAAAAATTGACAGCTGTGGCGTCATCCAAACTTGGAGACGCCACTTTTTTTATGTATATTTAATAGTTAACAATTTGAAATATGAAAAAAATAGTAATTGTAGGAGCAGGTGTAGCAGGTATTAACGCTGCTACCAAATTAGTAGACAATGGATACCCCGGAGAATTGATTACAATTATTGATATGGGGAAAGATCCATACAATCGCAAAGCTGAAGAGGTAATGGAAGGTATGCTAGGTGCAGGGGGTTGGAGCGATGGTAAACTTACATACCACACAGCAATTGGAGGCCAATTATCAAAATATTGCGGTGAAGAAAAAGCAATGGAATTAATGGATCAAGTCATTACCAATTTTAAACGTTTTCATCCCAAACCCGAAGAAGTACAATGTTCAAATCCTGTTGAAGAACCCGATTTTATTAAGCCCTATTTTGGTTTACGTTTGTTTCCTGTATGGCATATAGGTACAGATTATTTATCTGAAATTGCTAAAAATTGGTACGATTATCTAGTATCTAAAGGTGTATATTTTAAATGGGAAACTAAAGTAACTACTATTGATTTTGATAATCCTCATGGTTATATTTTGCTTGAAGGGTTTACATCCGAAGGAGGTGGAGAAAAAACTCACTATATGACTACAGGAGATGAACTTATATTTGCAGTAGGAAAGAGTGGTATAGTATATCATATGATTTCAAACTTTATAGAAAATTTGAAGATAAAGGCGTTTCACTTCGCTCTTTTTGTACAAACAATAATGCAGCGTATGTTGCCGTAGAAGAAACATACGGCGACTATAGTTACAACGGCCACGCTAAAAAAGATCCGAGATATAAAAATGACATGACCAATTTTGGTATTTTGATGGAAATTAATGGTATTGAAGATCCATTTGAATGGTCCCGCAATGTTGTTAATCAATGTAACTTATCTGTTAATATTCCGGCATCTTATTCCCCCACAAAAGAAAATCTTTTATATAAAGCTGGTTTATATTATAGTCCTGGTTTTAGACAACCATCGTTTACTTCTGAAAACGAGCCTGTTCGCGTTATAAGATTAACCGAATTAAGCAAAGTAGAAGAAATATTTCAAGGCTATTTTAGCTATATTACAGATTTTATTGACGATATGAAAAAAGTATTTCCAACACTAGAAGATGATTGGGGGATATACATTCCTGAGGTAAAATATTTGAGTCCAGAGCCTCTTGTAAATTACAACGATTTGTCACTAACTAAATACCCAAATGTGCACTTTGTAGGTGATGCTTTATCAGCTCGTGGTATAACAGTTTCAGGTGCTCATGGTATTTATGTAGCGGAAAGCTTAATTTAAAAAAATAACACTATGGAAAAATGGGAACTCACCAAAAAACTTACTAAAGCCGACGGCACAATAGCATACATATGGGAAGGCAAGCTTCACAATTGGGATGGCCCGGCTTTAATACCCGAAGGTAACATGCGTAAACGCGAATACTATCTTTATGGTATTTCTAAAACAGAAGAACAATGGAAGGAAGCACGCAAGGATAGAGAAGGACTTCCGTGGTACAAAAAACCTAGCGTTACAGGAACAAGTAGATATTAAAGTTAAGCTTGGGAAACCAAGCTTTCTTTTTTATATTTAATTAATAAAAATATTGTTATATGAAAATAGGTTTTTGCGGAACAATGTCGTGTGGGAAAACTACATTAGTCAATGCTCTAAAACAGCATAAATTATTCAAAGATTATGAATCCAGAACTGAACGTTCAAAATATCTAAATAGTTTAGGTATTCCATTAAATACAGATTCAACATTTAAAGGACAACTTGTATTTTTAGCTGAACGTTCAGCTGAACTATTGTGCGAAAACATTATTACAGACAGAACTGTTATTGATGTTATAGCATTTAGTCAATGTTCTGAATCTATG